GGTACAGCTTTTATCTCTGTTAACACACTCGATTGCACTCTTGTTCCGTCCTCTTTGTTTAAACAGATTGTATCTTTAAGAGAGATTAATGAATTTCATGAATTCTGTGCTGAAAAGCTTTATACAGAAATTATGAAGTATCCTGAGGTTGAGTCCTGTTGTGTAACGTTACTTTACGCACGTAGAGGTTCTCTTGATATTAACCCTTGCAGGGCAACCTCCTTCAATATGCTACCACCGGTGCTTATTAACCCGAAATATTATACTAATAAGGCAATGGGACAGTAGATTTTTGAAATCGTTTTGATTTAATATATTTTTATGAGTAATACAGAAAACAAAATTGTAGTGTTCTTCGATTCAGTCGGTAGAACAATCCTTGGAGAAAAACTAGAAGACAAGACAACAAATGAAGTTCTTACTATTAAGAACCCTGCTGTTGTTCATATTATGCCTAACCAACAAAACGGCCAATTACAGCTTCAAATTCTTCCTTTATTTTTTAAAGAGTTTTTAGCTGATAAAGATACCGGCACTGTTTGGAATTATAACCGGGCAAATATTACTGAAGCTGTTGATGTAACATTTGATTTTAAACTAGAAGCACAGTATCGTCAGATCTTTGCAGCAGGTCCAGCACCAGCTCCTCAACAGCCACAAGGCTCCCCTGAAGTAATAAAGTTGTTTGATGATTGATAGGTTGCATTACCGTAAGGTTCCTACACAATAGATATATGGCAAAAAAGATAAATACCTTAGACGGTCTCAAAGACATTTTTAAGTCTGTTGATGATCTAAACCCTGATGCTGCTATTTTAGAAGCATCTACTCTTTCAACTGCAGATGAGTGGATTGATACTGGTTCGTATGCTCTAAATGCTATCATCTCAGGTTCAATGTATAAAGGTATACCTGTAGGTAGGATTTCCGGGTTTTCAGGTCCATCAATGGCTGGTAAGACTCTTATTATTAATAAGATTATGGCTAATGCTCAAAAAGAAGGCTTTATTGCTGTGATTTGGGATTCAGAAGTTGCAGTAGATAAAAAAGGAGCTGAGGCTATTGGCATGGATGCTAGTCGTACTAAATACTACCCTGTCGAGACAATTGAAGATTGTCGTAATCAAATTTGTGCTTTTTTAGATAATGTTATTAAAGCTGATAACCCTGAACTTAAATTTATCATATCAATTGATTCTTTAGGTAACCTAGCTTCTGCAAAAGAAATTAGAGATGCTGCATCTAACAAAGATGCTTCTGATGTCGGACAAAGAGCTAAGGCTATTAAATCTATGATGCGAGTTCTTACCTATAAGGCTGCTAAGGCTCGGGTACCCATCCTTTTCTCCAATCACGTCTACGATTCAATGGAGATGTTTCCGACTCTAGTTAAGACTCAGTCAGGAGGCAAAGGACCAATTTATCTTGCTTCTGTATTAGTACAGCTTAGTACTAAGAATGAAAAGGTGTCTGATAACCCAAATGAGAATTCAGTAGCTATTGCCCATAATATCTCAGGAGTCACTCTAGGGGCTCTTACGATTAAGAATCGCTTTGTACCTAACTACCTTAAAACTGAACTGTATCTTAATTTTAAAACCGGTTTAGATAAACATACCGGACTTTTTGAAATTGCAGAGGCATTCGGAGTTATTGAAAAGCCGGGCCGTACGGTTATGTTTAATGGAGAATCTCTTGGTTATCGTAAAGATCTTGAAAAAAATGCTGAGTTCTGGGGTAAGGTTATGCCTAAACTCGAAGAAGTTCTTCAAGAAAAACTTTGCTATGGTGGTGGAGATACATCAGTTGATATTAAAGAAGAAGTCGATAATATTGTTTGATGTCTTCAAAACTCGATCTCGACTATTACGAGAATATCATACTCTTTAACTCTCTCCTGAGTCAAGAGTACCTTTCCTCAATAATAGAGCATACCGATCCTGAATACTTTAGTGATCGAAACGTTAAGACAATATTTAAAGCTATTGTATCTTACTTTAATGAGAGAGGTCAATGCCCTACAGCTACTGAACTTAAATCTCGTTTAACAACTGAAGAGGAAAAAAAGGCTTTTAATGAAGTAGCCTCTAAGTTTAAAGAGTTTGATACTAACTTTAATAAAGAAGAGTTACTAAACAATACAGAGCGCTTTCTTAAAGAACGCTGTTTATATAAGACGATTGTTGAAACTGCTGAGAAGTATGCTCAGGGTAAAGCTGATCCTGCTGAAACACTTAAAGACTTCGAGAAGGCTTATAATATCAATTTAGCGGAAGATATTGGCTCTTGGTATTTTGAAGATATTGATGAACATATTAAAGAGCTTACTAAAATTTATAATCCTATACCTACAGGGTGGAAGTTTTTAGATGAAAGACTTGAAGGTGGGTTGTTTGCTAAAACATTAACTTGTTTAGTTGGTCAGGTAAATGTAGGTAAGAGTATTTTTTTAGGTAACTTAGCTGCTAATATGGTAATGAAGGGTAAGAACACCCTTTTGATCTCTCTCGAGATGTCTGAGTTTATGTATGCTAAGAGGATTAGTACTCAGTTAACTCAAATACCTCATAGTGATTTAAAAGTTTATACTGATGAACTTAAACAACAGATTGGACATATACATAAGCAACTCGATTCAAAGCTTGTTATTAAAGAGTATGCACCAAAGACCGTAACAGTTCGTCATATTGATGGTTATATTGGTAAATTAAAACATAAAGGGTTTGTACCTGAGGTTGTTGTAATTGACTATATTAATCTTCTTAAGCCTACTTCTAAAAATTTAAACTCATATGCTGAAATTAAAGAGATAGCTGAACAGCTTAGAGCTCTTTCCTTTAAGCATAGCATACCTTTTGTAACTGCCTCTCAGCTAAATAGAGGAGCTTTTAATACGGTATCTCCTGGTATGGAAGGTATTTCAGAAAGTATTGGACTGGCTGCTACTTGTGACGTTATTTGTTCTCTTTGGCAGGAAGCTGAAGATAAAGAACTAGGACTCATTCACCTCGGTATGCAGAAGAATCGCTTTGGAGTTAATTACGGTCACTGTACCTTCAAGGTCAAATATGAAACATTAACTCTTACAGAGGTTAACCCAGATCACTTTGCACAGGAAAATACCCAGCAGGCGGTACAAGAAGCTGAAAATACTTTAACAAAGTTAACAGAAGAAAAAAGTACACCTTAACTTGATTAATAGCACCTTATGTAGTAAATACTCTACATAAGATGTTTAATGAAAAAGTCCTTAATGACTTTAACTCCAGAACTAACCCTTTAAGTCAAATTTGTACCAAAGAGTATATTCTCGGGGTATTTAAATTTGGCTCTTACCTCTCTATTATTCATAATAAAAGACTTAACCCATCTGCAATTTTTGTATGTGTTTTAGAAAACAGAGAAATAAGAGATATGTTTGTAGAAATTACACATTCAGATTCTGTACACGAAGCTTTACTTGGCCTGTTGCAATTATACCCCCCGCTATTAAAATCGAAGAACACCAAACGGTTGTTTAAGAAATCAATAGCAAAATGACGAACCTAGAACAGCGTATATTCAATAAACACTTAGCTGTATCTCGTTCCCTTCGTAATAAACCTTTTAAGCTTCGTCAGAACTTTGATAACTTCGAACAAGATCTGAAATACATCCATATAAAAAGACTTTCAATTTTCTTTTCAAAGTATCCAGACGTTAATATGGATACCTATTTTTTATCTCCTTATAAGCTTTATCCTGATGTTCAGTATTTTGATTTAGCTTACTTTGCTTCACCTAGAGCAATAAAGTCTTATACAATTTATAAACAACAATTATTTCAAGAATCTCCAGATGCTCAAAAGGAAGATGTGAAAGAGTCTCTACAATTTTTAGTTCGTTATTGCTTACAGAACAAAATACAGCTCCACGACTATGTCTATCATAAAGAAAAAAGTATTGAACCTATCTGGACCTACCATATTAAGCATAACAAAATCAACCCTTATGTTTTAATGGAGTTTCCTAATATATTTCATACAATACAGGAAATGCCTAAAGATGAAAGAGAGTTCCTTTTAGGACGTTTCGGAACTAACTTTCTTGATTACCGGACAAAGTATATGAATTCAAAAGAACTCAGGCCGTTTTTGGAAAAAGCTTTTTACCGTCTAAAACTTTTTGTAGATAAAAACTTGAACTCTGCAAAATACAATACATAATATATCAACTATGACATTCACAAAAAATATGTTTAACGAAATTAAGGCCTCCTTGTCTGATAAAAAAGATAGCTCATATAAGGATATCATGAAATTTGAACCTGGGAAGACTTACGTTGTTCGTCTTGTCCCTAACGTAACTGATCCAAAGACTACAATGTATCATTACTATCACCATTCCTGGAATAGTCTTTGTACTGGTCAGTTTGTTACTACCCTTTGTCCTTCTACTTACGGAGAGCAATGCCCGATCGATCAATACGTTCTTAAGACCTACAATACCGGGTCTGCTGAAGATAAAGAAAAGATTAAACCGATTACACGTAAAGAGAATTGGTTTGTTAATGCCTATATTATCTCTGATCCTACTAATCCTGAAAACGAAGGTAAGGTTAAAGCTATTCGTTATGGTAAAGAGTTAGCTAAGGTCATTAATGCTGCTATTGACGGAGATGATGCTGATGAGTTTGGTGTTAAGATCTTTGATGTTGCTGAAGGCTGTTCCCTCAAGGTCAAATGCGAATCTCGTACTGGTATGGGAGGTTCGAGAGCGTTTGTTACATACTCAGCTTCTAAGTTTACTTCTCCTTCTAAGCTTGAGGGGGTTGATGCTAAGAAGATTGATGGTATCTATGAGTCAGTTCTTGAGCTTAATAAGTTTAATAAGCCGAAGACCTATGCTGAACTTCAGCGTATGATTGATCAGCATTTCTTCTGCATCCAGGATGTTACCTCTGTGGAAGAAGAAGATGATGAACCTGTTTCTAAACCTACCCCCTCAAAGAAAGATGAAGCATTAAACTCTATCTTTGCAGGTATTAAAGAGGCTACTTCAACTATTGAACCATCTGTTTCTAAAGTCGAAGTACCTGAAGAAAAGCCAGCTGTTGATGATACTGATGCTAAGCTCAAAGAACTTCTCGCAAGTCTTTAATTTATGTTAAGAAGTAAAAAGAAACTCCAATACGCTAATCATAACATTCTTCATTCCCCTGAAGAGGTTGAAGGGCTTATTAATAATGCTGCAAAGGCTTATGAAGCTTATCTTGATGCTTTAGGCTTTGATTGGCGTAACGATCCGAATAGTGCTGATACACCTCGACGAGTAGCTAAGGCTTTTGTTACTGATTTAGCTATGGGGTGTTATTCTGCACCCCCTAAAGTAACCGCCTTCGATAACGTGGATGGTTATGATGGTATGGTCTGTCAGAACAATATCAAAGTTGTTTCGATGTGCTCTCACCATCATGCACCTTTTATGGGTGTAGCTCATGTAGCTTATTTACCCGCTAAGAATGGTAAAGTAATTGGACTATCAAAGCTTAATCGTATTGTAGATTGGTTTTCAAGAAGGCCTCAAGTTCAAGAAAACTTAACTATGCAGGTTCATGAGTATATTGATCAGGTTTGTGAAAAGAATAAAGGGGTAGCTATATTAATTGAAGCTAATCATACTTGTTGTTCTAACCGTGGTATTAAGCATGATTCAACTATGAGAACTGCTAGAATGTCTGGTTCCTTTTTAGATGAAAAAGATAATTCAAGGGCTGAGTTTTACAAATTTGTGGAGTTTGCCCAAAATAATAAAGGACATATTTCATAAAATGAGTACAATTGAAGAACAAATTGCAACGGCCATTGTGGCTAAGATGGCTGGATCGGAATTACAAAGAGTTGATGAACACACTATATCTCAGTCCTCTTCAGGCCCAGCTACAAAATTAGACCCTAAGTCATTTCTACCTGGTATGCAGCAGCATCAACAGAGGCAACAAGATGCAGTTATTGCTGCTGCTAACCGAGAAGCTGAAATGGCATACCCTTTGCCAACTGATTATAGAAATCAGTCCCAGCCCGTACTTCAAACGTCTCCAGGTGTTCCGCCAGTTTTAGCACAACCTCAAGCTGATCCTAATCAACTCACCTTCGATTTCTTAGATGAAGCTACTACTAAAAAATCTTTA